GATTGTTGCTCTGCACAATAGGACAGACCATCAACATAATTCTGGAGTGGTTTTACCCTCCCAATTATTTACGGATTTTTAAAGTCTACTCTCGAAAACCCCGAGGGTAGTTTACAAGGGGTAAATACCGTTTTTGAGTCTTTCGTGATAAAAAGTACCCGACTTATTGCTGATCTTCCGACTCAACGTCAATACAAGAGTTTAGAACCCCTAGGGGTTCTTGATCCAATGTTCCGTCGGCGTGTTGCTCTCAATTCAAAACCTTCAACCTTCTGTAAGGAATCCCTTTTATATAGGGCTTTTCCTGAGGATTGGAACTCTCTTAAACCTCTGTGTGGAGAATATTTTTACAATGTCCCCTGTGTGGAGAATATTGATAGAGCAGAAATGAAAATTGATGAGATACGGCCTCACCCGGAACCAGATCAATATCATGCTTATGCATTGAAAATTGTTGACAGAGTTTTGGAGGTTCCTCTAACTCAACCATCTTGGACAGCTGAGTTTACATATAACCATTTAGATCTGAAGAAGAGTCCTGGTACTCCACATAAATATCTTGGTTATAAAACTCGTGCTGATTTATTTGATAGTTCCATGTGGCTAGATAACTTTGAAAATATTGAGTTTTTAACTCAGTTGCTTCCGATTTATGAGTCAGTTGGTAAAGAGGAATTAGCTTCTATTGAAGATTGGCATTCTGGGAAAGTAAGAACTTTTCAGACTACATCAGCTCACTTATTGTTCTGGCAGTTAAGATTGTTTGGGCCCCAAAATGAGGCATTAAAAGGACACTCCTGGTCTAAATATGGGTTTAATCCCTTTTATGGTGGTACTAATAGATGGTACCGGGAGATTATGGTGACAGATGAGAATGGAAAATTTCTTTTCCCTATTAGAATTGCTTGGGATATCTCTGGTTATGACCGTTTGATTAATTTAATCTATGTTGCTCGCCGGAGACTGTACTACTGGAAAATTGCTAATCCCAATTCGCCCTATACTGCTATTGCAGAATGGGTTACTAGAGCATATATACGATCCGTGATCATCTTCTTTAATGGAGATGTTGTTATCAGACGATATGGTAACAATTCAGGATCTGGAACGACTACAACTGACAACATACAGGCTGGCTTTGAGGTTATTGCAGATATCCTCGTTGTTTCTTTCTTTAAAAAATATGATCGTTTCCCGACCTTTGATGAGGTCATAGATCAACTTGTTAACCTTTTTGGTGATGATAATGCCATGTATCTGGCAATGGAATTCGACTATATTCTGAATCAAGCATTCGTGGAAGATCGACTGTATAATCAACATGGCCTACTGTGTAAGTGGTGGGTAGGTGGAATAGAGCATCCGCATGGGGAGTTGCCTTTTTTAGGCTTCACGTTTGCTCACTATGGGGAGTTT